GGTTGCGCACTGGGAAGAATGATGATGTTGTCCGCCGCGCCCCATGTCGGGACGACGAACTGCACCAACTTATTTTCCTCCAGCGCTACTCCAGTCGACGTGGCTGTTACTGCAACACGACCTGGACCAACATCACTAAATGCCGCTAACAAATCTCTCAAAACTCTGTGTGCCGACATGGCAACGATCCTTTCAAAAAATGGTTCGGGGACTTCCCGAGTCCTAACGGAGAAACACTAATACGGTGAATGGGTTATCAAGATGGCTTCAATCGAACCCACCCCGCCGTTGCCACCGTTAGCAACAACGACTTTGATACTTTCGTCCTTGATCGGGACTAGCTCTGTTCCAGACGAAGCCGCTGCACCGTCTGCCACTGCATTGTTCAGCGCACGCGGATAGTAGAACACTGGACTGGTTCCAGCGTCTGCTTTTGTCAGGATTGGAATACCGCTACTATTGCCGGTAATCGTCAAATCCGCTCCAGTGGCAATCGTTCCAGGCGTGTACTTGATGGCTACTAAAAAGCCATTAAGTCCCCTGTTGATTCCAGGCGTGAGATAAACAGTCGCATTGCCGCTGGCATCTGTGACAATCGGTGAACTGGCTGATGAAAACATGATATTGTCTCGTCTTTAATAATTGCCGTTATTGTGTGATGCCGCCGATAGAAACGGATCCTAGTCTTTGCTCTCGCAGTCGGTACTCATAATCAACCACTCCAAATCGTCCACGGTCGCCAATGTCTGGACCTAAACTTGTCGGACTTGAACGCTCTTGGTCATCGCGAATCGCCAGTCCAATCAGTTCCATGAATCGTTTTTCATGGACGTGTTCTCTCTCTTCGAAATTGTGTTCTGCGGACGCCAAACAAGCTTCCAGGATTACTTGACTTAGCACCTCTCCACCGATCGCATAGAGGTTCACTTCGTCCATCAGCACCGGTCGCAAATACATTGGCACCCTAAGCGTGTAAGCCTGATCTGGAACCGGATACAGCACTAGCACCTTGCGGCTACCGACCGTTGGATCAAACCTTACTGTTCTGACCGAATAGAACACTGGACGATTAAACTCTGGATTATTTCCCTCGAGATGGCGAATCGTCGAGTCATGTCGCCACTTCACCGGAGGATACCAGCAGTCAGGACTTGGATAGTAGGTTAGGTCGCTATCGTTTGTCACTGAGTCAAACGCATCGTCCAGTGGCACTTCCGGTCTGGCTAGCTGATAACTAGATGCCGTGGCTACGGTTATAGCCGTTGAATCGAGCGTGATTTGCGTCGCGCTGCCACGGCTGGCTACTGAGTAATACCGGTTGTTTACCTTCAGGACACCATCGTCTGCCCAGGTTGGAAACGTGCCACCGGTGAGCGTTACCACTCCTGCCGCTATCGTTATCGTGCCTGTCGCGTATGGCGCTGTCGTAATCACGTCTGCTATAGGGTGCAGAAACGACCAGTCATGCGCTGCGTAAACCCGTCGCAGTCCATCATGCAAGCAATCATTGATGTCATTCTCCTGATCTTCGGAAAACCCACTGCGTATCCCAAACAAATAGTGCCCCACACGCCTCTGCAGGTTGGAGTAGTTAACACTCGTTGTTTCCGACGCTGAGATAGCCGTTGTCCCTGCACCTAACACAACCGTGCGTATGCCATCGTTGAAACTGCTTGGCTGTGACGCGCCACTGAACAGCACAAACGTTCCGTATGGATCCGCGGCTAAATCGGCATTGGAGGCGTCCAGTGTGGCTGAGTACCTGCCAGAGTTAGGTGATGCCGCTTCGGTAGCCAGTGTGCGATACGTCTCCCAGTCGCTTAGAGATCTACTGAGCGGATACCAGTAGAGCGTTGCGCTTTCTGGTCCTGTCGTTAGAACAGTCCTCATGCCACTTGCTTCTACCGAGCCAATGACATCCGTTGTTTGTAGCCCTTCAGTAAAGTCTGCTGGCTGTGTCGCGCCAGCAAACAATACGAATGGTGCGTCCGGATCCAATGCTAAGTCAGCATCATCCGAATCCAGAGTAGCTGAGTATTTTCCAAGATTCGGCGCGGACGCCTCGGTAGCGAGTACACGATATGTCGCCCAGTCGGCCAGCGAACGACTAAGCGGAAACCAATACAATGTTTGGCCCGTAGCGTAGGTCGTGATTACCGCTTTTGTAGGCACTGCCTCACCTTATTTGCAGATGAACACTGAAGCTTGCATAGCCAGAGGAGGCGAGCCTGTGCCCGCCCCCCCCGTGACTTATCGGATGTTACTCGTACTGAGCGCAAGCCCACCAGTCGATACTTATGCTCAATGCCGCATCACCGGCGATGTCCTTGATGCCGATGAACGGCGCTAGGAACACATCGTCAGGGAACGTCGCTGCGTCAATCTCGGTGGCAGTCAGCTTAGCTGGACTGATATTCCCACCAGGAACAGCGCCGTTGACGAAGAACTCAATCGTCTTCGGATGAGCTCGATAGCGGAATCCGAGCTTGACGTAGGTAGCTGCCACGGCAGTGTGCAGCGCGTCGAGCTTGGTCTTGGTCGCACCGTTCTGATAGGTCTGACCGTCAGCCTTGTAGGCACCGTCAAACACTCCAGCTTCAGCCAGCAATTTGTTGAAGCCAAGGAAGTTCTTGTCAGCCAAGGCTCCCGTGGTATCCACGAACAACAGGTCAGTCGTAATCATGTCAGCCTGACCGAGACCGATACCAACAGACCACTTGGCTGCCGTGATAGCTGAAACAGCCAAACGACATTCAAATGCTAAGTCGTGGTTTGCTAGGTAAAACGGCGCGCTAGCAGTTCCACCCCACTTCAGAACAGCCTCGTCGTTGGCAGCGTTACCGTCCACAGCCAAAGCCAAAACACCCTTTGCCGTTGCCGTATCAGCCGCCAGTGCAGCCGTGCAACCAGTGGTTAGCAGGTTGGCGTATGGACCAACTAGCGTAGTGGCATTGAACGTGTGGAAGTCATCAAAGAACCCAAAGGCGGGATTCCCGCTAGGAGTCTGAAACGAACTTCCAGACGGATTCATGCCTGTCGGCGCACCGAACCCTTTCCAGAGCTTGGGCGAAAAGTGCCGAGTCGCAATTTCGTCGAAATGTGTGTGCATAATGCACTCCTTCTTTGTAAGCGGGAGTTACCCAGCTAAGGGTGGGCATGGTCCCATGGAAAAAACTGGTGGGTGTGGTTTATATCGTCTCACCCACCAAAGACGTTTGCTCCGTCGTGTCAACTTTAGTTGACAAACCTTACGCCGTTTCTGTCACAGTGCTGGTACAGTATCCACGGAAATTACCGCGGCGATTGAAGCAGACCATTTGTACCGCGTCATCCATGGCACGAACGCGAACGTTGCTCATTTCTGGATGCTGGAATGCCTTACGTTTGCGCATTTGACGCCCAGGAGCGTAGTACGCCTTGAACGTAGCCCAGTTCACACCCAGGATAATGCCGTCTGTTCTCGCGTTGGCGCTGGCAGCATTTGTCCACGCTGGCACCCAATTCAATGGCACACCGCGGACGTAAACCGTACCGCTGTGCTTCGCCATATCATCGCCGATGTTGTCATTGCCAAGCTGGAGCAATCGACGGCATGCAGCCAAACGGCTATGGGTGGTCAACAGCTCCCAATCGTGCCGCTTCTGATCCACAATGTCAGGGCGCTGCACAGGTGGCGTAAAGCTGCAAAGATCCATCGAATTGATAATCTTCTCGACAAAATCGTCACGGTCTACGTTTGTGTATGGGAACGTGCGGTTCCTCCACTGGTCGTAAACGATCGGATCGATTCCACCTACACCGTTGGAGCCCCAGCCAACAGGCGCATAACCATCGAACCCTTCTTCCGAATTGTTCTCGGTTGTGCTGTCGTCCGTCGCGGTGATCCACCACAACAGCGACACTGGCGGGAATGGCGTTTGCGTTGGACTGGAAGGTCCAGGTCCAAACATCAAGTCTTCCATACCGGTGTAGAACGAGGTCATCAAATCTCGCTCGAGCGATTCGAGGTAGTCGTAAATTTGCCGACCACCTGTCTGGAAAATCTCTTCATCGATGTCGTAGTGGTAGTTGTTGGTTGTCAAACCCCACTTCAACGAACCTTCGCTGAGCACATTCACGCGGCTCGATGAATCTCGGTGATACAAGCCGACAACCTGAAAGTTGTCGTTGGTATTCACCTTGACCTTCCACTTGCATTGCGAAGTCGCCATGGTGTCCTTCTTCAGGTTTCCGCTGAAGAGGCGTGAGGCGTACTTGTACTCTTGCAGCGGCAGAGAAATGTCCTGCGCCGCTAGCATGTCTTCACCAGCAAATTTCTGGTGAATCGAATTTACGAAATCATCAATCTGTTCAATGCCTAGTGCCATGTTGCACCTTCCTTATTTGTTAGGAACTAGCAAGTTCTCTGTAGAGCCGATCCGCTTCATCACGAGGATTGTCTCGTGGCGGAGTTGGCTTCGTCGGGCTTCCACCCTGACGTAGCTGGTTCTGCTTGGAAACCTTGCTGGTCTGTTGTTTAAGTTTCTTTTTTTCAAGCTCTTCCGCGAACACTGTGCGGGCAGCGAGCCTAACCAATGTTTCGCTAATTTTTGTTGGACGGCCAAGTCGCTCAAGCCCAAGCACGCGAGTGTTGACTTCATCATGCAAAGCCTTGCGTCGCTCTAACTCTTTAGCTGACTCTTTACCGGTCGTGCCAAATAGGTCTGAGTGCCCAAGCGTGTCAACATAATTGTCAAACCGCTGTTCCTCTGCGATAGCGTCGGCCTCTGCGAAGCGTCTTTCCGCTTCGACGAGTCGAGCCTCTAGCGAACTCACGTAATCACGCATGCCAGTTATGTGGTTTACGATTTCCTCGTCGTACACATCCCTGTCCAAAGTGACCTCAAACCGCCCGCTCTTGTCTCCCGTTTCGGAAGATTCGTTATCGGCTTTTGGCTCCTCCTTTTTGACAAACTGCCCCTTTTCATTTCTGACCGGGGTTTCCTCACCTTCCGCCATTGCCTTGCGGCCTGCTTCAAGTGCGGTCTTGTCAAACAGGCGTAATGCCCTATCCAACTCCTCGCGACTGGCAAAATCGGCTAGTTCCGATTCTTCAATGCCGTACGCGGCTGCCTCGGCTTTTACGTCATCAGTCATCCATTCAGGACGCTCTGTGTCGTCGCCGGTGTCCTCGCCCTCTGGGGCGGTCTGCTCGCTGGAATTTTCCTCAGCAAGTGTTTTATCTCCAGGCTGTGGTGTGCCTGACTGTTCGTTCGTGATTTGTGCATCGGACTTACCTTCGCCCTGGCGTTCCTGGACGATCTCTTGCACTACGCTCTCTGCATATTGCTTGATTTCGTCGGCGCTCGTGTCTGGCGTTGCCTCTGTAAGTTCTGATAGTGCCATGGTATTGTTCTCGTTAAATTGCGTTATGTGTGGTAATTCGAAACGATCAGTCGCCGTACGAGGCTTCGTTGTCTACTAATCCCCGTCGCGCCAGGAATTCTTTGCGGGCCCTACGGCTGGTGAAGCGAACCTGACCGTTTTCATGGACTGCTGCACCCTGAATATTGTGCTGGCGAATCATGTCACGGGTCTCTTTCACTTGTGACTTCATGACTCCGCAGCCCTCGGAAATCAATGGATCGTGCTCGCTGTACGTGTCCGTGACCATTGGCGGCGCGGCAAGCCAGTCCTCCTTCGGTGGAAGCAACTGGTCCAACTCTTCCTTGGTTACTGGTCTGCCGTTGTACCTACGAACAATTCCACTCACGTTTCCATACCCCCTGGTGTAATACTCGCCTCAAGACACATAGCTACATCTGGCATTCGCTCGGCTTTTGACATCGCCTCTCTCAGAGTCGGCGCCTCAGCCTGACGCCACTCGTGCCGAAATTCAGCCTTTGGGTCATCGTTCTTCAATCTGACATTCACGTAACACTTCACGCAGGCGTCCTTTCCATCATTGCTTGCTGTTGTCCATTCGTGCTCGAAGCGCCTGACATTAGGTCGCGGACGAGCGCGTTGTTTCGTGCCTCTGCTGTGCCACCCGTTCCGACATTTTTTCTAATGTTCGTCCTGGTGGTGTTAGCAGCCTGGCGTACCGTGTTCTGGTCACCGCCGAGCATGTCCGCCGGCGTAGCGAAGGTAATCAACTGCTCTATCTCAGGCTTGTTCATTAGCCTCGCCATTTCCTTGACGAGAACCTGTACGTTCAGAGTTGCTCCTGACGATTGGAACATAGGCCAGAGCGGGGCAATCTCGCGTAACACCTGGAAATACTCTTGAAGGTGCTGCTGTGGAGTCTTGAAGACCATCGAGTATGGTTCAACCTTGAACTCGTAATCATCGAACTGCCCCTGGCGATACTCGGGCTCCCAATCCGATCGGACCTGAATCCCACTGTTCCCCACTGGCATCGAAGTGCGTAGTTCAAGTGTTTGATCCTCCCACATGAGCCTGCCGAGATCGAGGATGCAGTCTGCCGCAAAGTTCACTACTGCCATGCGCATGTCAGCCACGTTCTTAGACAGCGAGCCGTGTATCAGTTCTTCCTGCCCAACAGTGGCGGCTTGCGCTCCGAGCCCACCCATCGCCTGAAGGTTTCCAGCGAACCGGTCGTACTCGCCCTGAAGAAATGTGGCTAACGCCATGTCTCTTTGATCAACACCGCCCATCTCGAACTGCTTAATTTGCTCTGGGCTTGCGCCTCGCTGCCAACTGTTTCTTTCCGCTGTCCTCAAGCGGTTCGCATCATCAACCATGCTTGGCGGATAGACATTGACGACTCGATGAGCGTCCGAGTCATCCTCCATGCGCCGGTGCAGCCTGTTCTGAAGATCGTGCATGCCCTTCAGGTTGATTGCTGGTGATGTTGGTATGACGTTATCGGGAGTGTCGCCCAGGGAAAGGAACTTATACGGTCCTGCTTGTGAACCGATCCACTCGCGCTCAATCAAAGGTTCTATGTCTGGCTGATCACATGCCATGGTGACAATGGAATTGTTTTCAGCAATCCACACATCCATCAGCCACACCATGTCTTTTAGATCGTTATCCTCAGCACTTCCCCAGTCCGAAGCAATGTCTCGAGCTGAACCGGTCTGGTCGTGGTGTGATCGCGTTGTCGGCTTGAGCTTGTCTTTTGCTTTCTTCGAGTAGCCCGGCTCATCCATGACCTTCTCGTAGTCAGCGCGGTAGCGATGTCCGCAATACCGCATCTTGGTCAGCTCTTTGGCCGGCATGTCAAGAATGAGATCGTCGAGTGACACGCGATTTAACCATGGCTCTCCAGGATCCAGCCACACGTCCTCCTCAGACTCCAGTAATCCATGAAAGCGAGTGTCGGTGTCGCGCATCATCACTACGCCACACCCGAGGCAGAAAAACGCATCCAAGACTATTGCTCGAAACGTCTTGTCGAGAGTCATGTCGCTAATGAGCTTGTTCAGGTTTACTTCGAACCTGCGTGCGAAAGCGATATTTTCGGTGCGCGGAGTCGAGACTAGAACTTGAGGATTGTTGGCGGCGAGTGCAACGACATAGATACGCGCCGTCTGGTTGATGAGATTGACGAGCGTTTTGTTTTCCGCACCCGTCTCGGCATACCAGGAGCCAACATAATCTTTAATCAACTCCTTCCTAACACGACGAAACGGCTCTAACGCATCGCGCGATGAGCGGATGGCTTTTAGTAGCCGACCACGTTTTTCATCGTTTTGGAGGTCGATCATATCGCAGCCTAAAAAGAAACGAGGGGTCGAACCGCTTTTCAGCGCCGCGACCCCTCTAAGGCTGCGAATGTTAGAGGCACTCTAAGCGGTAGCTACTCCGCTATATGCCCTGTCGTTGTCGGACGCCTTACGCGCCGACCCCTAATTTCTTGACAGTTTTTGTTCCTGTGTTTGTTTCTGGTTCTTGTTCTGTTTTTGGCGTTTCAGGCATGAGATTAAAAGTGTTACGCGCTTGTGCGAGGTTGCAGGCGGCTTGCGTTATCTTCATCGCGTCGTCGCCCGTGCTGTTCACGCGAATAAGGTTCAGCACGACTTTCATCTTCTCTTCAAACAGCTCTTTCATGTCTCTCTCCCTCCAGGTTCTAACTCTGGAAAAGAATTCAATAATGCCTGATCACATCACGGATTCCGTAGCGAGGACTGCTAGATTTCACCTGTCGGCGTTCTTGCTCTTCTCGCCACGCGAAACTCCCATACTCTGGAGTTTGACTTGTTTCTTCGCTCGTGTCAATCTTATCAAGCACTACGTCGGTGTTAAATACCATCCAAGCTCCAGCAGCTGAAATGGCTCTGTCCGCGTGGTTTTTCTCGGTGGCACCCTTGTTTTTCGTTGGTGCATGGATGATTTTTCCGCCATCCCACTCATATTCGCCGCACTCGGCAATCATCTCCGCCGACCGTGGAATGAACTTCCCAGACTCCATCGCCAGTGCCATTTGCTCAAACATATCAGCTTTGTCTGCGTCTCGGCACGGCCAGCCTGGCTTGCGGCTTTTCTTCTGAGAACCAAGTTGGTTCACGTCTCGAAAGTACACGTTGCCATAATAAAGAACTTCCATGATTTCCTTAGCGAAACCACCAGAGACTCCTGAATCCTCCCAGCCCAACAAAGCGTTCCTGAGCCACATGCACAGTCCGACGCATCGCCGCGCGAACGGGCGTGGTTCTAGTCCCTTGATAGCGTATTCCATCACTTGCTCACCAGTCCTGTCATCCAAAGCCGTGATGACCGAATTCGATGAATACGCTCCCACTCCACCCGACGCGATGTCACAGCCAGCAGTGAACGGTCCCAGAGGCGGTGAATTATCAATCCCTGGACGGAACCATAATTTAAGAGCCCCGTCCTCTCTCGGAATAAGCCCAGTGAGTTTGCATGTTTCCGAATCAAAGACTGGATTTCCCGTCCAAACTGGACCCTGGCAGTGGGTTCGCTTCATCCTGTCTAGGAGGTCGGAGGCGAACACTTTGCCTACTGCTCCACGGCAATCCTCGTCGAGTTCTCGAGCGATGAATCGTGGTGTAGCGCCTGGTTGCAGCCTATGCGCGTTGTACCACGGCGACTGAACCTTGCCCTCGATCTTGTGACCACGTCGCTCAATAGACCGTAGTTCCCTCTGGTGTTCGGCGACGTACTTGGTGACTGCTTCCTGTTCCTCTGAACGATGCGCCACTGCCACGCCTGCTTGCACAGTATAGATATTCCGAGAGTGGTCAGGATTGTCCATCCACGAGAGATTGTAGACTCTTGGATTGTCGGGATCCGTAGCGGAATCGTAGAACACACCAGAGTCAATACCAAACGTCGAAACTAGGAAGACAGCATTCGATACGTGGGCGACCGACGAAAGCATTTTGTAATCTTTGTTCGCAGCGACGAATTCCTCGCTCCCTGGTTCATCGAACACGAACAAGCTAGTTCGACCACCACGGGCAACGTCCCCTGTCGCAGCGTACCCACTCCAGCCTGATTCGTTGGGTAGTCGTATAACGTGCTCTGTCATGCTCCTGGAATACCCATCCGGCAACATCCACACCGGCAGGCGGTCCAACATCCAACTAGCCTTAAACATCACAGCCGAGTCGTCTACCTTTGAGTCCACGAGCGATTCGTTTCTCGTCACAAGACCGACCGTGAAACCCGCTTCTCTCAACGCTCGCTGCATAGTCACAGCCAGGTAACAATAAGTTCCACCTTGCGCTCTTGATTTTTTCAGGGTCAATGAGACAGGGCGTTCCGTTACCATTGCCTCGTCGATTGTCTCGTTCATCGCCAGCAGTACCGGAACTTGATGGCTCCAGGGTATCATCGGCTTACGCTTGTGTTTTGACCTTGGCTCGTAGACCCATAGGGCAAACGAACAAAAGAAGCATATGTCCTCCATGCAGGCTTGCCACAGGGCATCGCGAAACCGGCTATCGCTTATCGCACGTTCACGGCAAGCGATTCTCCATCGCAAGTTAGCTACTTGGTCTTTTGGGACGAGATCAAAAAAAAGAGAGGTCATGCCAAAATTATCCAGCACGGCCTCTCTTTAGTCAATCACGACCGCCAAGGCTCGACTCGCCTTAACCTGCCGTTCCACGCCTACCCCCGACGCGACCGCCTCTCCAGACAATGACCAGTAGCGGCACACCTTACCAATCCATGCAACGACCGCCACGAGCAGCCTAGCTTTGACAAACCGCATTGCCAGAACGTACCCTGACTCTCCGCAACATAGCCCGACTCGACCGCCCGAACAAACCGTAACGGACCGAACCTCAGCAAGACCCGACTCGACCGCCTCGACTCGCCCAAACGCACCTCACCAGACAGAGCCTTTCCTCTCCGCGACCGCCAGACCAAACGCAACCGGCCTTGACCGGCCCCGCCTCACCGAACACCGCCACGACCGCCATGACCCGACGCGACTTGACTCGACTTAACTCGCAGAACCGTACCCCGACGCGACCGCCTATTCTATCCACACAAGGCCCATCCTGGTCTTGCACTAACTCGCCTCGACAGCCATGACTCAACTTACCATGCTTTATCACGCCATGCCTCTCCGCGACCAATTGATACTTAGGCAACCAATTCGGACTTGCCTCTAACTTTAACTTCCTGTTGGAACCATCCTAAAAGTTCTTCAGTGTCGCTGTCGAAGCAGACAGGATTCTTGATCGCAGCGTCTTGCTGCTTCAAGCCGCCAGCCTTGATAATGTCCTTGCAGTCAGCTTCGGTGACTACAGAAAATTGACCAAAGTTGCCCTTGCCTTTTTCTTGTCGGAAATCGCCAACGCCGACGATGATTCCGCCATTGGAAAGCAACTGCATGATCGCCTGTTCGGACATTTGCGGCTTAACAAATTGAATAGTCGCAGGCATGCACCATTCACGCAAAATGGCGCGCGTCCTCACATCAGGAGTTCGGTTCATATCCGCCGAACGCACAATGGCCATGAACAACTCAGGCACTCCATACACATCAACCGAATAGTCCTTAACCCAGACCAGGCGACCAATCTGCGTTCGATTCGTGCCTTTCGTTTCGAGCGCGGCAGTAGCCATCGAACCTTTAATTGCCGGCGCAGGAAATACAATCCTCGTAGGACCAACACCAGCGCGAACATTCATGCTGTCTCGATACTCAGCGACAGGATCATGCTTCAGCGATTGCTGTTTTTCCGCCGTCGACTTTCGTCCCTTCGGAAGCAACAACTCTCGCCTAGCCTTTGCGGCCAATCGATTGCAGATCAGCGGCGTGAGACCACGCAACCAGACCTGCATGCTACCAACTCGTAGTGGTTCAACTTCAATTGTTTCCAAAACTCCAGTTACTTTTGCCATGATGGCACCTTTCTAAAATGCGGGAACTAAGCTCCCTGCTGCGTAAAAGATTACGGAAACGTTCCGCAATCACAATGCTTCCTCTTGTTTCTTCGACCGCCTGGGCTTACCCGATCACGTCAGACCCCGCCCCGTCTTGACCGCCAGTCCACTCTAAACCTCGCCTTACCTAGCATGTCCCTGACCGCCTAAACACGTCTCACCGTAACTTGCCCGACCTTTCCACGACTGACCATGACCGCCCCGACCAACCAGGACTTAACGAGCCACGCCACGCTGTACCCAACCTCACCTCGACCGCCTCACCGAGACCCGACAAAACGCACCAGACCTTGGCTTACCCCAACGTGCCGCGACCGCCACACATTACCAGGACCGACCCAGCCCGACCTGTCCATTCCGTGCTGAAGCACGCCTGGACCGCCAGTCCATACTCGGCCTAGCCTCTCCTCTCCGGCCCAGACCATGACCAATGATTTACTCGTCTACCAACTCTGTTTTTAATGATGCCAACTGCTCTCGTATCGACAGCAATTGAGCAACAACGTCAGCGCCGACGATGTTTGTTTTCGATAGCGCTATTCCGTAAGCGCGAGAAGCGTTCCCAAGCAGCATTGCAACTTCAGCCAGAACAACAGCAGACGCCTGTGCCTTGCTCCTAATTTTCGGCAACGACACAAACATGGAGTCTTCATCGCCCGATGGAACGTACATGCAAACTGGATTACCTACGTCTTCTACTATCACCTCGAACTTGACAGAGCGAATCAACTCGCGTGCTTGATCTCGCCATCGTTCGGAAGCTGCTTGCTCAACATCCCATGTGAAATCTGAATGGCAAGGATGATCTGGGCTGCGAGCTGCTTCAATCAACTCAACTGGATCGACGCGACCGTTTTTCTCCAGTGCGCGAATCGCAGCCTCCTTTTCTTTCCATGAAACTTTCACTTCAATTGCCATGTCTAACTCCCAATAAAAAACCGCCGACTCACTGCGTTGGCTCCCGGAAAGAAACGCACAGCAAATCGACGGTTTGTATTGTTGAGTCTTCCGGGAGCCAACATTTAATACTTTATACAGCTTGCGACCATGGGTCAATAGACTGAGTAGCAACTATTTCACAAAAGCGTATTCCAAGCCTTCAAGCTGTTCGCACTCTACGACCGGCACTCCACGAATGTATATGGTTTCTACAATCGGAAGACGTATCTCTCGATCCTTAAGTGCATCACGAAATCCTTCCATCAGACTCGGAGAAACTAGCATCTTCTTGCATTCTCCGAGACGATGTTGGTCAAAAGTCGCATCAGCCAGAGTTCTGCCTATGTCCAGTGTCTCGCTCATGTTCTTTTCAGTGCCTCACTTATTCCCATCACCTTCAACCTCGCTCGCAGCGTGCTTTCTTTCAGTCCGAACAGCGATGCCCATTCCGAAACCGTCTTGCGTTGACCGTCGTGTTCGATTCCGCAATTGCCGCACGTTGTAGAATGTCCGCTGCGGAGATGTCCGAGTCTGACGGTTACTTTATTGCCGCATGCGCATTGGCATAGGAAATGTCTTTTGCCCTTTGCCTCGACCTCACGGATGACTTTGAGATCACCGTAAGTATGTCCAGGCTTTACTTCTAGTCTTCGCATGGTTGTCCTATTAAGCCATCTAAATACCCACGGCAATACTCATCTACGTCAGTACATCCTGTGTAAAGCATGTAAACATCGCGCTCACCGGCTTGTCCTTCCATGAATCCTCTACGGTAGTCCGTGATTTCGTCTTCGTAGCGCTTTGGTTTGTTCATTACTTTATCTGTCGTCGTGACTCTGCGGAACTCGCCGCTTCACGTTTGTAATGCTCTCGTCGCAAC